TATTGTCATTTGTATATCTGCCAGCAGTTCTGTTTTGCAGAATTAGCTGAATAGATGAAGCAGTTACATTAATAACGCCCACAAATTGCCTAATTTCTTCCATCCATTGCTCTGAAATAGAGAATGAACTAATGTATCCATTAAAAAACTGATATAGCCCGCCTGAGCCACCTGTAGTTATTAATGCGCCATTTGTATCAAAAAAACCATGCCATGCTTCAATTTGAGATCCTTTAACATTTTGCCCAAGAACCCAGCCTAACAATGCAGTATCAATACCAACTAAAGTAAATGTAGTTTCGTTAGCAGTAGATTTAATATCTCTTTGAGCATCGCCAATTTTTACCAACGGCCCAACACCGCTAAAAGGCTCAGAATCTACAGCAGGTACAGTAATAGAAGATGGCGCAGTAGTCCATCTATAAACACCATCAGGCGTTGTTACTCTAACAAATTCAGCATATCTAATATTGTTAGTATTTTCAACAGGCGCTATTACATTCATAGAACACTCTCAAAAGCTGTAAATTTACCTGACCAAGATACAAAGCTATCATTTGTCATAGGAACTAATGTATAAGTTGGATATTCACGAAGAATAACAGGGAAAGTAACACCTGTGTATGAATTGCCACCCATGCTAATAGTTGTTCCATATTCGCCAATTACAGCATTAACTGGCGATACTAATGGATCTATTAAATTACGATGAACAGGAATATTTACAGTTGAACCTGAGCCACGCTGAACATTAGCTGTTGCAATATACGCATATCTTCCCACTTGACAAAAATCGCCAGCTTTAACTATATAAGAGCTTGAGCTAATAGATGGCAACGATCCTAATACCAATGTTTTATTTGCACTTGATGTTTGCCATTGGCAAGAAGCAATTTGACCGCTAGTCATATCGCCTTGATATTGAATATAGTTTTTCCAGCCTGTTACACCAAAGTTTAAATATTGCTCAAGAGCTTTATCAGGAATACGCAAAGCATTTAATAAATCTCTATTTTTGCTATAAAGCAAATAGTTCATAGGCTTTAGATCAAATGAAAAAGGCACAACAGTAAGAACTTCTGATGTGCTGATTCTTTGATTTCTGCTTATTACTTGACCAACAAAACGATGATCATCAATGCCTACAGATTCGCTAATTGATAAAATTGTATTTAATGATGCCATAATTACCTCGATGCAGGCATTGAACGATTAGCAGATTGATTGGCCGCCCAAACTGCTGTTTTATTTTTAGCCAAAAATTGTGAAGCAGATTGCGTATCAATAGCACTCATATTAGCAATATATGGGCCATTGTAGTTAATTGTTGAGCCACCTAAAGCTGTGCTTAATTGATTATTAGGGATAATAGTGCCTGATTGATTTGGTATAAATAACTCAGGGCCACGCTCACCAACTAAAGCCATATTGCCCCCTAAAACACTACCACCAACAGCATTACCTGTTGGGAAAGATGTATTTACTGAAGAAGGCAACGAAGCAAGACCTGATGAACTGCCAAATATAGAGCCAAGTGATCCACCCATGCTCTTAAATATGCCAGTCAATTGAGCTTGCAACTGAATACGAATTAAATCTTGAATAATTGACTGAGCAAGCGATTTAAAATTTAATTTACCTGTTTTAACAAATTCTGCCAATGCAGAGTTCATATTGCTAACAACAGATGTAAACGCTTCTGCGCCAAACTTAGCCATGTTTAATGATTCATAAGTATATTCCCTATATGCCTTTTCCCAACCAAACATAAATGATTGGCGATTTGCTTCATCTTGATCTGCAACTCTCTTTTTAGCGTCTGCAACAGCATTAATATTTTTAATTTCGCCTTCATACATAGCGTTAATAGCGCCATGCAAAGATGTTTTTTCTCTATTGTCAGCTAATGATTTAGCCCATTCTTGACGAACTTTTAATAAATCTTTTTCTCTAGCGTACTCAATTTCAGCAATTTGTCGATCATGCTCATTCATTTCAGCCATTTTTTGCTTTTGCTGAATTTCATCAATTGCTAGATCTGCAAGTGCTTTTTGAGTTTTTGTCTTTTCTTGAAGCAATAACAACTCTTTTCTTACAGCGTTGCTTGCTTCTTCTCTTAATGCTAGTTGCTTCTTTTCTTCTTCAGTTAATACTTTTTCTTCTACTAGCTCGTTGCCTTTCCAAACCATACGCTTTTTAACAGGCATATCTTTGGCTTTTTGTAACTGATCTTCAGAATTGCCTACTGAAGTTGCAACTAAACCTGCTACAACTGTAGCGGCAAAGCCCAACATACCACCGCTGGCCGCTAATGCCACATTGCCAGCTTTAATGGCCGCAACTAGAGCTAATACTGCATTAGTAACAGAATAAATGCCACGAGCTACACCAACAGCCCCTAAAGCAATTAATCCCATTCTAAATTTCTCAATTGATACATAGCCATCTTTAGCAAATGGCGCAATCAAAGAAGTAAAAGCAATAGTTAAATTGCTCATGCTCTTTTTAAGATTGTCAGATACATCGCCTATTTTTTTAATGGCATCTTCGTAATCTTTGTATTTAGTTAAAGATTTATCGAGTTCTGCTGAAACTGACGAAGCAACAACGCCTACACCACCTTTGCCTAAAAACTCTTTGCTAGTTTTAATCTTTTTATATTCATCATCAATTTTTGACAATGCTTTAAATACTCGATCAAGAGCCTGCTCAGGCGACATTCTCGATAATTCAGCAAAGCTAATTCCCATTTCCTGGAATTGGCTAATAACAACTTCGTTACCTTTTCTAGCCTCGTCAATTTTGCCAAACAATGTAGCCATAATTTTGGCCGCATTTTGAGCAGAACCGCCTGATGTTTTTAATGCATCTTGAAATTGCAAAGTTTTAGAAATAGATATTCCAAAACCTTCTGATAAGTCTTTGATTTGATTAGAAAACTCAAGCGATTTTTGCATTAAGGCGCCAATACCAATTGCACCAATACCTACACTACCGCCTAATGTTTTTAAATGACCTTGCAGAGTTTTAATGCCACCGCCAAGATCATTCATTGCATTTTGCAGATCTTTAGCTTTAGCTTTAGCTTCTTTTGTCGCCTTATCCCACTCGACTGTAACCAAGCCCAACTTGACCGATAATGAACCAATTTGTGCCATGATTAACCTTTTTTACTCGCAAGTTTTTCTATTGCATCCATTATAGCGTATCCAAGTATAGTTTGAACTCGACCAACATTGTTTTCTAACGCAGGCCTAAGGAATGGATGAGCGCCTTTTGCGGCTGTGCCAAACTCTGAATTTTGCAAATGTTTATTACCAAACTCTTGAGAAAGTGCTACAGGCTTTTTATTTTTCCAAACTGTTTGAAACTTGCCACGCTTGTTTAAAACTTCTGCTTTTATAGAATCTTCTCTAATAGGACTGGCTGATACACGAGCCATAAACATCTCGCCATCATAATATTTACTTGCTTTATCTCTAGCTTGAGGCTTGTGGACTTTCATATAAATACTATCTCTAAGCTGTCCTGTTGATCCTTCCCATTCGCCTGGCGCAAGCGTTTTAGCCATATCTAAAACAGGTTGCATTGCTTGAGCTAATGCTTCTCGCCAAATTCGATCAGTTTTGCCTTTGCCTATTTCTTCAGAAAGCCTATCCATTTCTTTAAATAGTTCTTCAAAACCTTCTACTTTAAATACTTCAGCCATTTTTCATCCTCTCCATAGAGAATCCTGGAGCTTGCGACATAAACAATAACAATCCATCATCTTTGCTAGGATCATTGTCAGGATGCACCATGTATTCGTTAATCCATGGGAAAATTTCACTTTGACTATATGCAGTTGTGCCAGATGGTCGAATATAATTAAATACACCAGCTGTTAGTGGTGCAATAGCTTCAAATATAGACCTATTACCTATGTAACCATCTGCAAACATGACTTGCAACTCCGTAAAAGTTTCCTCGTCTAAGGAATCAATATATTCAGCGGTATGACCATTAAAAATCATGGCCGCTCGAAGTTGCCTACGCAACGAACTCCTTAGTTTTTTTTTGCTGTCTTATAGTCTGGTCTGATTGCGCCATCGATCTCTGAAATAATTGCTTTAATTACTTGCTCAGGGAACTCGGCCGCTATTTCATTATAGCTTTCTGTAATAGCTTCGCCATTTTCAGATTGCAATAAATGGAAATATTCTTCTACTTGGCATTCGTTAATTGCCGTCATTTTTGCTACTTGTCGAATAGATGTGCCATCGACAATAATATCGTTGTCAGTTACTACAATAACTTCTTTGCCGTCATTAATAGTTTTTAAAAATTCTGCGCCACCTTCTTCAATTGCGCCTTTAACACCTTTAGACAATTTCTCATATAAAGCGTCAATTTTTTCTTCAGAAGGATTAGCGATTTTATCTAGCAAATCTTCCATTTCTTGCTTCAATGGAATTCTTACTTTTAGATCAAATTTAACTTCACCAAGTTCAATCGTAATTTTCTTGATTTTTGCTTGATCTTTTACTTGTTCGTATGACTTGCCTAATTTAGATGCAAATGACATTTACTCACCTTTAATTATCTTAGAATGTATTGTATTGTTTAATTTTACGACATAATCAACGACTTCTTCAGGCGTCATTGAATCAGCATGGTTTCTAGCAATTTCATAAGCTAGATTAATGCCTGTAACTCTTTGCTCAGGAAAGCCAAACCAATTTTTAACGCCAGAGTTGGCTCGACTAACTAAAAAACTTAATAAATCATTGCTGTTTTGTATTGTTGTCATATGTATTATTTTCTTGACCTTGATTTAGGTTTTGCCACAATTGGCTCAATAGGCTCAACAGGTGGATTAATTACTACTTCAACAACTGTAGGATTAAATGGATCATGGCCAGATTTTAAGCATTGAGCTACAGCATCATCAATAGATAACGCTGTAAATTCTTTGCCATTTGCAAATTTGACCACGATCATATTAATAGCCTATTAAGCGTTGTTTGACCAGCCGTATTGATTGCCACGAGGATGAACTGTAAATACGCACTTAGCTTCAGCACCAGGTTGAGCATCAATCTTAAATTCAGATACACGACCATTAAATGCGTAAGCTACTGTATTTGAACCAGCAACCGCGGCAACTACGAATGTACGATCAATAACACCTGAGGCCGCATCGGCACGCATTAACAACAAACCAGCATCGCTAGGATTCCAAGCGGCCGTAATTGTTAATGAAGTAGGCGCAGATTGAGTAGGGATCTTGTCGCTTTGACGAGAGCCAGCTACAGAATAGTTTGCTACAGCGTCATCTTGGCCAAATGCTGGTACTGCTTCAACATTTAACTGCTCGCCTGATGTGCCTGTGCCACCTGCTGTTGTGCCAACAATATCTTCAACTTGATCAGCCCAAACTGATAAGTTAGATGTGCTTAAAGCAGTTGGAGTTGCGCCAGTTTGGCACCACAACGAGGCAGAAAAACCCGGTAAAACTTTATTTGGTAATGACATTTTAAATTTCCTTAAAAAAATTGATTAAACATTATCTTATGCTGGAATATCTATTTGACAATCCAAAATAATATGTTGCATACCTGTTGTGTCATCGTAAGTATTATACAACCAATTTACATCTGCTTTTGATATATAAAACCCACTAACACCACCAAATTGCCCTGAATACCCATGAAGAGCCTGTAATATAGTATTACCTATATTAAAGCCATCTTCAAACTTTTGAGTAAATATAGAAATTTGAAATATAGGTCTATCAATACCTTTTACGGATTGAGTAGTACCTGTATATACAGGTTGATGAATATTGCGTAAATGCCAAGTAATAAACTTAGGCTCTGTCGCAAAATTGCGGTTAAAGTTCGCATAAACAGGCACCGGCGTAACAATGCTTGTCAATTGATATTGAATAGCTTTTGCGTAATCAGAAGGATTAAGTTGTGTTGTCATACTGGCACCACAGGATCGTTTCTGTAACAGCTAATAATTACATTCATGCGGTCATCCGTTTCTTGGACATTGGTAATTCGCCAATTTTGACCTCTCCAAGTAATAGAATATAAATTTAAGTTATTAAAAACTTCACGCATATTAGGTGTGTAATTAAGAATCAAATCTAATAAATCGCTATAAATACGAGTATCACCTGTAATGCCTAGATTATTTCTAGGTGTTCTAACTCTAGCTCTAGTTGTGAACCATTTAGTAATAGTTGTAGTTTGCTCGCCATAAGCACTTACACCATTAGTTACTCGATTAATATCGATATTCTCATAACGAGCAATAGCCATTACATCACCAAAGGTTTATATGGTCTTAATAATGCAGATACACCAAAAGGTATCTCGTTTAAAGATCCTGATACTGTATTGCTACGATTGTTATACAAGTGAGTAAGCATTAACAATCCAGCTTGCTTAATAACTGGGTATTGAGCAATAGGATTGGCGCCTGTTGTATAAGTTATAACAATAGGGTTAGTAATTTGAGTTGAAAGATTGCTAGGCAAAGAATTTAAAATAACTTGATTGCCTGTAGCGTCATATTGATAAGTAGAACTAGCAACAGTAGTAAATACTGATGGTGTATTACCATTCCAAAAGCCTACAGAATTGATAGTTACACCACCTGTACCTTGAGTTACTTCAGGCAGATCAAAACCAATTGCTGTGCCTGTAATCGCTGGATTAGCGTAATAAACCTTGTATTGAATAGGGAATATAGACATCCCTAGATAATCTTCAATAGCCATTCTTGTGGCTACTTCTAGCCCGCTTAAATAGCTATCTTGACTTTCATCATCAACAAGGTTTAATTGCTGAGTAATTTCCTCAAGCGTTAGCCAAGCTGTCTGTATATCTCTGCTAACCTGTTCAATCTTTTCGTAATTGAAAGGATTGCGGTTTTGCGAAAGATTAGCACCAATCGATAAGTAATCTGTTGCCATTTTTTACCTTATTAGGCTGGACCAACTAATCTTACACCAGCAAATACATCCCTAATTGTTGAAACTACACGCTTTTCTGCAAAGAATGTAACAAAACCTGGCGCCACTTGATCCAAGCGTTGAATAGACATTTCCTCACGATCTGCAATAGTAAAGAATCTTTCCCACTCAGCCAAGTAAACAGGATAGTTGCCTGCGCCTGTAACACTCATGTACGGATTAGGAATTACACGATGGCCAAAAATGTAAAGAACTGCACCACCATCATCATCACCAACTTCTAAGAAGTTATTAGCAGAAGAAGATGCTTTTAGCTTACGCAATGAAGCGATTGTTGTTGGGTGCATCATCCAAGCAGTTGTTGGCTTGTATAAATATTGTGCTGGCAATGCGCCTTGCAAATTAGCCAAGTCATCATATGTAACTGCTGAATTAGACGCTTGAGCTACTTGTAAAACTGTATGACGGCCGTTAGTAATTGCAGAGCCGTTAGAACCAAAAGCCGCGGCTGATGTTGAACCAGGATAGCTGTTTAAACCACGCAAACCACTTGTTGCACCATAGTTTACAGTTGTAGAGCCTGATTGATCGTTATTAAACATCATTGAAAGAGCTTCTTGTTGAGAAAACTCTAGGGCTAAATCCATTGCAATAGTTTCATCTAAATATGTGATGTCAGATAAAACAGCAGTACGCACAGGTACGCTTGCATTAACTACACGAACAGGCAATTGCCAAAATGAAGTAGCTTCATCAGGCGAACCTGTATTATTGTTTACAGGATAACCCCATGGATTATCAGAGCCACTTTGAATTAATGTTGCATTACCTGTTTTTACAACAAATGCCTCATCAGAGCCAATTGTTTGAATAATTCTTGAACCCATACGAAGTGGGTTTGCATAACGCAATGACGCAAAAGCATCATCGTAAATTACACGACCACCAACACCACTACCAGAGCCAGTTAGTGCTGATGCTTCTTTTAAGTTTACAGTTGCTTTGCCTTCTAAGGCCGCTTGCTTAACTGCTTCTAGGATTGGATTGGTTTTCATGTGTTTTTCCATAAATTAAGAAAAAGGCGGGGGCTTTTGGCCCCCTACCTTAATTAAGCGCCTGTTGCTGTTGAACGATAGCGGATGATCGCAAATGGATCCTGAACGCTGGTTGCCAAACGCTTTTCCCCGAAGAAATTGATAAAACCTGGTTGGGTTTGGTCATATCTACGAAGAATCATGTTTAGACGATCAACGATTGTAAATCCACGAGTCCAATCACCGAAATACATTGGGTATAAACTTTCTGTACCAGCTGAACCACCTGCGGCTGTTGGAACATCCAAATACTTGTTCACAACTACATCAAAGCCTAACAATGTGCCAACGATACCGTCATCACGAGATAAACCATCGATGTAAATTGGGCGACCATTGTCATCTGTCAAACCACGAATTGCGGCCAACATCAAAGGACCAACTACAAACTTAGCTGTAGGTGTCCAATATTGTTGTGGCAATGCATAGATGAAGTTCACAACATCAGCGTAAGTTACATTGTTAGCTGAACCGTTGCCGTTTGTTGTTAATTGGTCATAAGTAGCGATGTCATGCAAACCACTTGTAGAACCTGTACCGCTTGAGCCGTAGGCCGCTGTAGAAGTTGTACCACCTGTGTAAGAAGCATTTGCGCCTGGATATTGATTTAGACCACGCAAACCATTAGAGCCACCGTATGGCAATGATGTCAAACCTTGATCGTTGTTTTGGATCATAGATAGAGCTTCGGCTTGTGAGAATTCCAAAAGCATATCGCTAACAACATTAGATTCCAAACCATCGATGTCATCTAGGGCCGCTGTACGAATTGGGAATTGCACATTCAAATCTTGCAAAGTCAATTGCCAGATTGTTGTCGCTTCAGTTGTAGCTGAACCGTTGTTTTGAATTGCATAGCCCCATGCCGCACCGGCGTTGCCTGTTTTGGCACGGAATTGGTAGGTTGAACCTTCTGTTGAAACTGTACGAGCTACGCCACGCATTGGGTTAGCCAAACGCAAAGCAACGAATACAGGATCGTATGCAGTTTTACCACCAACGCCTGCGCCAGAGCCTGTCAATGCAGATGCTTCTGTCATGTATGCTTGATATTGACCTTCATCAGCAAACATCTTTAGTTCTTTTTCAACTTTACCGCCTGATTGAACGAACTCTTTTAGACCTTCTTTAGCTACACGATTAACTTCTTCGCTGATTGATTTGTAAGTCTTGATTGTAGATGGTGCTTGAATAGAAGCGATCTTAGCTTCTAAAGCGGCCATTTTTTCTTCTACAGATAATACTTTTTCTTCAACCAATTTAGCTGTTTCAGCTTTTACTTCTTCAATCTTAGCAACTTGAGTTGCTTCGATTGCGTCTAGTTTTTCAATAATTTTTTCTGACATGATTTGTCCTTATTTAATACGATTAGATAATGCTTTCAACAATTCTCTTTCTTCAAGAGCTTTAAGAATTGTATCGGCTTCTACCACCGCTTCTAGCTCACCTAGTTGTGGGGCTTCCTCAACAGTTACTTGTTCAACATCACGCTGTTCTAGCACTTTTTTAAGGATTGAAGATGCGGTGGTCGCATCTTTTCGGGAAAGACCTGCATCACGCAAGGCTTTTTCGATCACTCGTGGGTTTGCATGACCTTCTGCGTCAAAGTATTCTAATTTCATAACTTCGGCCGCTGGATTGTTAGGATACATAACTACGCTAACTTCACGCAATCCACCTTTTGTAATTTGAAAGTAGGCATCTTCGTCTTGGCAAGGATTGCCATCTGCATCAACCATAATAGCTTCATCTGCATATGCGCCTACAGATACACCGCCAAACATCTTAGGTGCATTTTTTAGAACTTCATATAGATCAGAGCCTGCTACTGTATTCATATAAAGTTTGCCTGATGCTGTCATGCCATCTTCGTCAAATGTAAATTCATCCCATTGACCTACGGGCATACCCATATCATTGTGATTTAAAAACATTGGAAGCGGTTTGCCAGATTTAGCAAATTCATCTGCCCAGTCTGCAAAGCCTTCGGGCTGATAATTGAATCTGCGGCCATCAGCGCCTTCTCTTGCACCCCATGTAGTTACACGAGCTTCAATCTTTCCGCTTGGTGCTTGGCTTTCGTCTGCTGACTGCCCTAGGCTTACTTTGGCTTCGCAAATCAGATTTATCTGTTTCATTGATTACCCCATTTTTAATAGCTTGATTGTCATCTGTTATCTTGTGGGTATCAACTACAATATTTTTCTGTAGTTTAACACTATTTTGTTTTATCTGTGATGATAATATTTTTATCAATTGTTTAATTATAAACATTATTTGCCTATGTTCATTTTGCGAGTTTGATTTCCACCACCACCGCCTGTATCTTGCTTTGAACTTCCTGCAATTGGATCTACAGCTTTTGCATCAGCTTTCAACTCATCCCCACCATCAATCTTAGGCATATTCATATATTCACGAGCTTCGTTAGGCGTCATAATGCCATTTGATACGGCCGCTGTTACAAAGTTCATTTGATCTAATGGGGCGCCCTTTAAAAAGTCTTTTGTATCAAATCTGATACATAAATTTGGATAACCTTTTAACAATGACTGTTTAAATTTCTGCTCAATGTTGATAATCATTGGATACATTGTTGTTTTGCCAAATTCATCTAACATTGTTTGAGTATTGTTATATTTGCCTTCAACAATGCCTACCATTGCAGGTGGAACGCCAAACAAGGCGCAAATACGCTTCATTGTTTGTAGCTTCAACTCTCGAGCATCTGCATCTTGCAATGTCAGCATATCTACAGGTGTATAGGTCATACCCTGATCTAGCAACATACCTTGACCAGCTTTTGACAAGTCGGTACTTCTGCCCCCTGTCATGGCATTCCAAGTTTCCTTTAATCTCTGAGCAACTTCTTTATATTTTGCGTCAGGGATTACTTGAGTTGTGCTGAAGATACCAGATGGTTTTGCGCCATTCTGCATTACAAAGTTTGCGTATAAATCAATATCTTGATCTAAAGCTACTAACTCAGTTGCCAAAATGCCTTTGTTAAAGCCACCAGCACCTTGCCATGATTGATCCATAATATGGATTACTTGATGAGCATCTAATGGCTCGTTTTCGTTAAATCCATAACTAGATGTAGATAAACGATAGCTAGGATAACGAGTAGGTGTCAATTGAGCAGTAATTAGAGTTGAATCTAAGTTATACAACTCAATAGGTGTTTGCATTGGGTTTTGTTGGTTTTCTCGCCACAAAACTGTGAAAGTTTCGCCAGTCAAATCAAGCCATTGGCTCAACTGATAGAAAAACTCGTATGAACTTTGAAAGTTGTTAGGATTATTAAGAAGATTGTTTACTTGACGAGCTTTGTCTTTATCACGCTTGCCAACTTTGTCAGATTTTAAAGCATCTACAAATGTGCCATCTTCTGTTTTATACATAACGCATTTAGGCAATTGAGCTAATGTTCTTGCTTTAACACCTACGCAAGCCATTACTGTGCTATTTCTGCTTAATACAGTAACATCAACTGATCGACCGGCTACTGTTGTAGATGATGTAGTTACATAGAGTAACTGATTATTACCTACATATTTACCTTTGTTGCCTTGTAAAACAACCTGATTACCTAGGGCAGTTTGTCCAAATAATGTATTAGATTCGTCTGTGGAATCATTTTTTCGTTTAAAAATATCTAATATTCCCATTATTTGCTCCCGTTTTTTAATTATTATATACCATGATTTTAAAAGGCCCTAAAGCCAAACGAGTTGCTGACATAAGGATTATCTAAAGAACAATGCGAAGCAATGATTAATGCAACAATACCATCAACTTTTGCTGATTTATCTGCTTCATTTTTACGCACTTTAATATTGCCGTTTACATCTGTATAAACTTCGCAGTTGCCTAATTGCCAACCTAAAAATGGATTGCCATCGTGCTTAATGCTATGTTGCAAAATCATCTTCTCAACATATTTCGAAGGATTAGATAAGACCGCCATGCCCTGACCAACTTTTTTAACAGGAATACCTGCATCGTAAAGTCTAGCCACAAGATTGCCAGCGTTGTACGCATCATACCCAACTTCCTTAACATTCCATTTCTCACTCTCTTGTTTTATATAGTTAAATATTTCCATATCATCCATGACATTACCCTGAGTTAATCTCATAATGCCAGAATTAATAGCGATTCTGAATATATCTTGATAATGCTTAGGCACTAAAGTAAAACTTTCTTCAGGCAAAAAGAATTTCCAATGTGCTTCATAGTCATCTTCGCCATAACGCTTTAGCGTACATACAGCGTTTAAATCTCGTGTGCTTGCCAAGTCAAATCCAATAAATACAGCCTCAGGCTCGCCACGATCTTCTTTAATAATGCAGTCTGGCGAATCCCAATGCGCCCTGTCTACCCATGCTGTATTAGCAGATACATAGACATTAAGCGTCTTACATAAGAACTCGTTAAGAGTTGCTGGCTTATGCTTTGCTTCTTCGCATCGCTGTTGTATAGCTTCTTTAAATACGCTAACGCCTTGCATTGGATTAGCTTTTAGCCATGTATCAGGGTTGCGCCAGTCATCTTGCGGATCGATTGAATACAGCAAACCAAACCATTTAGGATTGTCAGTTGCTTCGCCATTAAGCATTGATTCAAACATCTGCAAATCTTCATAAAATTTCGTGTCTTTCGTAAAACTGGCCGTGGTAATGTAAATACGCAAGCCATTTTGACGAGCAACCATCCCTGAATGTAAAACTTCAATAGAATTTCGATCTGTAATGGCGGCCGCTTCGTCAATGATGCAACAGCTAGGATTCTTACCATCGCCCGTTTTCTTAGTATCTCTACTTAGAGCTTTAAACATTGACTGACTATCGCCAACTTTTTTGATCTCATATTTGCTCACATTGAACCAGTTTTGAATGTCATCAGGCGCAGATTCGATAAATCCTTTGGCCGCATCAAACACGATAGACGCTTGCTCTCTGTTTGTCGCTAATGTAAACACTTCAGCACCAGCTTCGCCAAATATCAGTTCATACAAACCTATTGCAGAAGTTAGTGTTGATTTACCTGCTTTTCTAGGGATGTATATAATGACATCTGAGACCATTCGTTTTAAGGGGTCTTTTTTACTCCGAAATCCGTAAATGGCGCAAATAAGAAAAATCTGCCAAGGCTGTAATACGATTGGCGTACCAGCATCAGGGCCTTTAGTGTGCTTTAGTTCTGCAATGAAATCTAGAAAATGCTGAGGATAGTCAGGGTCAAAAAACCATTCCCATTCTTTATTTTCTAGCTGATTTAAAAAACGCTGGCAAGCGAGTTGCACATTTCTACAAACCTCGATCTCGCCTTTATTAACTTGGACAGCGTACAGTACGCCATCTTGCCAATCCATCATCCCTTAGGACCTCTCATTAACTTTTGTGATGTGCTATTGTCTAATGTCTTAGTTTTAGCCAATCGACCTTTTGGGGTTAACCCTAGCTCATTCATCAAAGCGATAATAGATTTCAAACATTCTTTGCGAATTGCAAAGTTAGGATTAGGCCCAAAGGTCTTACCGCCATTGTATTCGATTATTAATGGCTCTACTGCCAATGCTTTGTTACATTGCACATAAGTATCAATCTGATCTGCAAGCATAGCTAAAGTATGCCTATCTTGAGCAGATCCAATACCATAGACTTGAAATAAAAACTCTGCGGTTTCTGCAATAAATTTTGATTTATCCCAGTTGTCTGTATTTGCAACCCATTCAGC